GATCGGCTCGCTCGACGTGGATATCATCCTCGACGAGGGACCGGACCAGATCACGCTACAGCAGGATGTGTACGAGACGCTGCAGCAAGTGCTGCCGGCAGTGGCACCGCTGCTGACGCCGCAGAAGGCGCAGGCGGCGGTGGATCTGCTGATCGAGACGAGCATGCTGCCGGACCAGGCGAAGAAGAAGTTCCGCGATGCCGGCCAGCCGGATCCGCAGGCGCAGCAAGAGGCGCAGCAGGTCAAGCAGATACAGCTGGCCGACGCGGTGGCGACGGTCGAGGAGACGAAGTCGAAGACGGCGCTAAACCTGGCCAAGGCGCAGGCCGAGGGGATGCCGGACATGGCGGCGCCGCAGCGTCCGCAGCAGCAGGAACTGCCGCTCGAGCTACAGGCGGCGGAGACGATGGTGGGGATGCAGAAGACCCAGGCCGAGACGGCGCTGCGAGCGGCACAGGCGCGCAAGACGGCGACGGAAACGTCGCTGCTGCCGATGAAGGCGGCGCACGATCAGCGCATGAGCCTGTTCGACCATGTGGCGACGCAGCGCAATGCGGAGGCCGATCGCGAGGTGCAGATGCGGGCGTTGCGGGCGCGGCAGAACGGGGGAGGCAGCAATGCCCGATGAATTGAAGGAGATCCAGCCGCCGCCGATCGGCATCTCCGATATCGCGCGGGCGTCGTGGCTGCAGCGCATGCTCGGCGAGGCTGGTAAGGCCATGTTGCCGGAATACCTGCACGAGCCACCCGTGCGTGATCTGCCGGCCGACCTGTCCGGCAAGGTGCCGATGAACCAGATCGACCCGGGCAGCGCGGCGGCGTTCGGGCTGATCGACCTGGCGACCACGTTCACGCCCGCAGGCGTGGCCAAGGGTGCGATTGCGGCAGGCGCCGGGGTGGCAGCCCGCCAGGCTGGCAAACGCGCTCCACGGGCCGCGGGAAGCGAACTGGGAGCCATCCTGCGCGGGGCCGAGGATCTGCCGGCGGCCGGCCCCGGCCATAACCTGCCGCCGACCGGCAGCCTCAATCCGCTCGCCAACGAGCGCGTCACATTCCGCGGCAAGGAGCCGAAAGACTTCACGCCCGAGGACTGGCAGGCGATGGGTGAGTACTACAAGACGGACAAGCCGCTCGGGCCGCTATCGCCGCTGCAGACGTTCAAGGACGTGCATGGCAACGAGTTTCAGGTGCCCGGCGGCACCGGCGGCGAATGGACCTACTACGACACGTTGCATATGAAGGCGAACCCGATCAACCCGGCCAACGTGCCGCGTGAATTGCATCAAGAGATGCAGCGCAAGCTCGGCCGCACCATGACGCCGATCGAGCCGAGCAACGAGCAGACGTGGGGCGGGCTGGTGTTCGGCATGACCTCGCCCAACAACCCGCTGCTGCCGAACCAGCTCACGGCATCACGTATGCGGTTGCGCACGCCGGAGATGCTCGACGATCTGGCGAGCATGATCCCGTGGAAGGCGGGCGAGGACGTGCCGGCGGCGACACGCAAACTGCACAACGACCAGATCGCCCAGCGTTATGGCCTCGGCGCGGCGCCTGCGGGCATCGGCACGCGCGGAACTGCGGACTACACCCGTGTGGCTGAAATGGCACAGTTGTTCCGGCAGAACCCGGAATTCTTCCGCAAGAGCCCGGACGAGAGCTGGACGCAGGCGGTCGAGCGGATCTCGAGCCAGTTGCCGGGACTGTCGATGAAAACCGGCTCGTTCGGGACGGTGTGGCAGGATCCGGCAAATGCCGCCATTTCAGCGATCGATCGCCACATGGCGCGCGAACTCGACAAGCGCGGCGGCATCTTCGCCGACCAGGCCGAGCGCACGGACTGGGAAAACCGCGCCGTTGCTCTATGGAACAAGCGTCAGGCGAACGAGGCAACTCCCAACCCGGCCACCAATTTCGACGATATGCTGAGCAAGAGCGGCAGCGACGGCTTCATCGGCCAGATGATGCTCGATCACGTCGGCAAGGCGTTGACGCCCAAGTTCCGCATGGCCGGCGGCGAGGTCAACCCGAATATCCCGCCGCATCTGGCACAGGCTAACTGGGTGCGCGAGCCGGAAACGGTATTCAAGGTCGGACGTGCCTACCGCCAGGCGCTCGACGTCAACCAGAAGATCGCCGACGAGAACGGGCTGAACCTGTTCATGAGCCAGTGGATGGAATGGGACCGCATCAGGAATCGGTTCGAGCCGCACGAAAACATGTTCCCTGGCTTGAGCAAAGTGCCGGCAATGTCGGTCGAGCAATTGCGTGAGGTTGACATCGCGCACAAGCAGACCGGCCACAAGACCTACGGCAGGACGGCAGAGGGGACGCTGCAGCCGACGCGCCCGTTCGCCGGGTCGCCCTCCGCGATGGGCTACCTCGGCCTCGGCGGCGCCGCAGCATTGCCAAGCCTGGGGGATATCCTCGAGGGACGGACCCGGTAGGACGGAGACGACTCCACAACAGCGATTCACGCCGTAGGCTTGAAGCTCGCCTGCCGGGTCCATGGTTAGACTATCACAACTCGCTTAAACGATCAAACACCCATAAATGTCCGACATCAACGACCTGCGAGCGCGAGGAATTCAATTCCGCGCCCTGGTAAACTCGTCCGGCGTGGCGGTGGGCGGATCGGCCGACATGCCGACCCTGCGCGCGCGTGGCATGCAGCCGGTGTGCCAGGTGACCGGCGCGGGCATCTCCTCCGACAGCGGCGAGACGATCGCGGTGTTGAGCGATCGCGGCATCCCTATCTTCTGTGCGCTCAACGAGGCGGGGATCGACGCGGGCGGCACGGCGACGATCGCCGAGCTGCGCGATGCCGGCATCCTCGGCCTGTGTCCGGTCGACGTGTCAGGCGTGGCGCTCGGCGGCTCGGCGACGGTGGCGCAACTGCGGCAGCGCGGTGTTCCATCGTTCTGCCCGCTCGACGAGGCCGGCAACGCGACCACGCTGGTGGCGGACGTGACGCCGCCGGTCATCAGCACGCCCGCCACGACGACCATTGCCGAGAATACCGCGCTAGCATTGCCGCTGCAGGCCGACGACTTCTCGATCTGGACGATCACGGGTGGCGCCGACAGTACCTATTTCGACGTGCAGACCGGCGTGTTCCCACGGTTGCTGATCTGGAAGGCGCCGTTTTTGCCCGATTACGATGTGCCGGTCGATGCCGGTCTCAACAATACATACGTCGTGCAAGTTACGGCAACGTCAGCCGGCGGCAGCACCAACCACACCGTTACCGTGACGGTCACCGACATCGTCGACGAGACGGCGCCCGTCATCACCAGTTCGGCTACGGTCAGCAATACCGAGAACACGGTGCTCGCCCATAGCTTGACCGCCACCGACGTCTCGGCGGTGACGTGGAGCATCCGGCCTGGGGACGACGCCAGCCATTTCACGCTCACCGGCACGACACTGTCGTGGACCAGCGGTACCAAGGACTTCGAAGACCCATCGCACGGCCCCAGTTACGTCGTCACCGTCCGCGCCACCGATGCCGTGGCGTTGTTCAGCGAGCAAACCATCACGGTTACCGTCACCGATGTCGCCGAGCTGCCGCCTGTAAATGCCGGCGGTGTCGATGCGCCGGATATCTTGGGCATTGCCGCGGTCGGCGCGACGCTTCACCTCGATAGTCCGGGTACCTGGCTGGGCTCGCCGACCATCACCTTCACCTATCAGTGGTATCGGGTCGCCGAGGGAGAGGTGCTGACGACCGATGAGGGCGAGACGCTGACCGACGATGATGGGGAGGCTTTGACAACCTGATGCCTGATGAACTCATCTCCGGCGCCACTGATACCCAATATGTGCCGACCAATCCTGACGATCTTGGCCGCTACGTCTATTGCCGCGTGCGCGGCGACAATGCCTTCGGCTTCAGCACCGCCAACTCGAACGTGATCGGGCCGATCGCAGTGGCGTCGGATCTCGTCAACACCGACCCGCCGGAGATCACCATAGCCTCGGGCGGCGACAGTCTTACCAGCGACACGGGCACGTGGACGGGCTCGCCGACAATCACCCACGGCTATCTGTGGTTCCAGGCGGACGACGCTGCGGGCACGGGTGCCGTTTCGATCCCCTCGGCCACCTTGGCGACCTATGCGATCGACGGCGGCACGATCGCGGCG